GCTCACGAGCGACCTCTTCACGGGTTTTGTTGAGCAGGATGCCGAGGCGATCCAACTCGTCGATCTTCCCCTTCAGGAAGAAGCCCATGATGGTCACCACAGCCGTCAGGAGAATGTTCCAAATCATCATCTCCATGTCAGCACTTCCATGCCCGGAGAGACTTGTTGATGCGGCTATTAGGGTCATTCGCGGTCTTCTTGGACGTCAGCTTCTTCTTCATGCCCGACATACGAGCACAGAACGACTTCTTGCGAGCACCGCCCTCAGGCTGCGGGGCCTTAAGCCCCGGCTTCCCCGGATTGGCCTTGTTGTAGGACGCACGACCCTTGGCGTTCAAGCCGCCCTTGGGGTTCTTGCCTTCCTTGCGCTGCCATGCCGGAGTCTTAGCCATTAGACGATCTTCCCGCGCGTTTTGCCCTTGGTAGCGCAGCCGTCGGCGCGCTTGGAGGCCGAAGAAACCTTACCGCCCGTCGCATAGCGCTTAGCCTTGCTGACCTTCTTACCGCCAGTGGGTTCGCCGTCAGCTTTACCGCCCTTAGCGCGCTTTTTCACAGCGCCAGCGGTATCCTTGTTTGTGAACATGACACCGCCACCGGGCGAGCCGCCAAAACTCGTGCTAAAGGTAATCCCACGACCCGTACCCACCGTATTACCCGGAGCGCGGGAGATGTCAGCCATCGGCACACCAACGGTGCCTACTGAAAGGCCCGAACCGCCGATACCGCGACCAGCACTATCGCCGCTAGGGGCCCCACGGGCAAGGATGCCGTAGGGGTCAGTTCCGTATTCACGAGCCATTACGCAACCTCCTTCGCTGAGGGGGCAATCATCGGGTAAAGAACGTCGTTACCGTAGTTGCCGACATATTCTTGGATGCCCATGTGGCCGAGCGTGATGGCCGGATCGACCCACACGTCAAAACCAATCTCGCGGGCACGGTCGCAGAACAGATAGTCCTCGCCGATATAGCCCTCTTCGGTGAGCTGGAAGTCGAACAGACACGGGATCGTGCGGTCGCTACGCTTATCGTAGTACTTCCACTCGGGGTGGACCTCGACCATCTTCTCGAAGACTTCACGACGCACCAGCATGAAAGCGGTCGCCACGCGCTCGGCGCGGACCAGACCCATGCCATTCATCGTAAGCTCGCCGTTGCCGTCGTATTCGAGATTGGCGATGTAGGTCTTGGTTTCACTGCGCGTGCGCGGCACTGCAGCGACGATACCCTTCTTCGGGTCCGAACCCCACGCCATAAGCCGGAGAATGTCCTCCGGCTCAAAGTTGATGTCGCTGTCGATGAACATCAGGTAGTCGCAATTCGACTCCAGCATGTCCTGCGCCAGCAGATTGCGGGCCCGGCTTACAACCGAGCACCCGCAAATGGAGCCTATCTGGATGTCGATCCCGTGCTGCGGAGCAGCCTGCGCAAAGCGCGCAAGGGAAACGGCCAGCTTCAAGGACACCTTAAAGTCGTAGGCCGGGAGAGCAATGAAGATGCTCTTCCCGGCTAAATCATAACTGCGTTGAGCCTGCATAGGTCACCCATAGAAAATGGTAATGGAAGCGGTGTTAGTCACCGTACCATACAGCCCATTTTCGGCAAGGATACCCTGATCCGGCACGAGGAAGTACATCGACCCCGCGTTGGCCGCAGTCGGAGTGTTGACCGTCAACAGAGTGTTACCCCCGCTGCCGTCCGTAATCACCACCGAACCAGCCGAAGCACCACACACGGCATAGATGCCCTTGATACGGGTCCGGAACCCACAGTCCGCATCCGACTGGGTCTTAAAGACACCAGTCGAAGCCAGCGGCTTGGTGGATTTGACGTCAGTTTGCATAGCCATAGGAAGGCCCTCCTATTGAGCTATTAGGCCGGAGTGATGGTGGTCGTGCCGTCCGAGCTGTCGATCCACGTCGAGGTGTCGGTGGTGCCCTGAGCCACGTAGAAGGTCTTCGTGGTCGTATTGTAGACAGTCGTGCCGACAACCTTGTTGGTGGTATTCACGGCATTAGCCTTACCGCCCAGCAGGGTCGAAGTCGAAGTCGGGGCTTTAAAGGCAGTCGGAGCAACAACGCCCGCGACATTACCAGTGACGTTACCAGTGACGTTACCAGTGACGTCGCCGATGAAACCGTTGTCCGAAGCAACCGGACCAGAAAAAGTAGTACGAGCCATGCTCTATCTCCTGTGTAGCAGCACCATCTCACACCGTCTCTGCTACGTCTGCTAGGTCAGTCGGTGTGAGCAAATTCCTAGTTGAGTATGTGTAACACTTCTAGGGGCATAAGAAAAGGGGGAGAACCGAAGCTCTCCCCCTCCCCCTGTTTCCTTAGGCAGCGCCTTCGGAACCGTACATGCCGAGAGGGTCGGACCAGCCGAAGCTGTAACGCTCACGAGCCTTGTAGCGGACGTTGCCGGTGTCGAAGTCACCATCCATGCTCGTAGCCATCGGCGTACGAACAAAGTGCTTCATGCCGTTCGGCACGTCAGTGGTCAGGAACCACGCGTCCGGATCGGTCAGGAAGTGGTTGACGGCGTAACCCTCAGGGATCGAGCCGTTCGACTTCAGCGCGTTGATGTCGTTGTCAGCGGTCGCCGTGCGGAGTTCAGTCTCCAGCAGGCGGGTTGCAACGAACATCAGGCTCGGCGGGATAACCAGCTTCTTCGGCTTCGCAGCGATCAGCAGGCCACGTTCATCCGTCCACGCCGCGATCTGAATGACTGCCGCTTCAAGCGACGTTTCGTTCAGGTCAGCCGGAGTGCTGGGGATGTTCGAGTTGGTACCACCGGAAACCAGCGGGTGCGAGGCCGAGAACAGCGGCTGACCATCGCCACCGACGTAGTCAGTGTCGAAACCGTTGTTGAGGACCGCAGCAGCCTTGGTCTGCTTGGTGTAGGCCATGGCACGAGCCAGAGCCTTGGTGTACCGCGACGACAGCGAGTCGTACAGGTTATCTTCAATCGCTTCTTCCGTGAGCGAGAACCCGAGGGCAATCGTTTCGTGGTTGTAGCGAGCAGTGAAGACTTCCTGCGCGTTGTCGTAAGCGATGGCCGAACCTTCGTTCTTCACCGGCGCAGCCGAGAAGCCCGAGAGCTTGGTTTCTTCTTCGAACGAACGCTCAGAAGTCTCCGTTTCGAAGATTTCCTTATGCTCTTCGCCGTAGCGTGCATATTCGAGACCGAACAGGGCGTTCAGTCCGGGCAGAAGCTCCTTGAGAAGCTGTGCGCGTGAAATTGCCATGTCTCAGTCTCCTTATGCGAGGCCAGTGGGGTTGAGGTACTGGTGCGTGCCTTGGTTCCACTTGACGATAACTTCGGTGTAAGAACCGGGGTTACCCGCCACAGCGGTCGCAGGGACAACGTCAACCACGCGGATCGGCCACGTCGAGGTAGTACCTTCGGTCGAGTCAACACCGACCTTCGAGTTACCCGTGATGGTCGAACCGACGTTGTTAGCGCCATTCGCCAGCTTCACATTCGAGCCAACAGCGGCCTGAGTGAGGTAGCTAACGGTGTTCGAGTTGGTGCCAGCGCAGACGGCGACCTTGAACAGGGCATCCGGATCGTCGAGGACATAAGCCTGAACGTCGGTGATGTTCGTGGTGCCGGGGTAGTACTGACGGAAAGTCTTACCAAAGGTGGGGTCCGTATAGGTGCACCCGAGGAAGACGCCAACCGGAGTAGCAGCGTCCGTACCGGTGTCACGGCCAACCGTACCACCAGCCAGCAGCTTCACGACGTCACCATAGTAGATGGCCGTCGAGGAGTTGGTGGCGATGGGAAGGAGACGCGTGGAACCGGCAAAAACCTGCCCGCCGATCAGGTTGATCGGAACAAGCCCGTACGGGCTAGTAACAGAAGGGTATGCAATAGTTAAGCTCCTAGCTTATCTGCCTGAACCAAACGACGTCGTAGACCGCTTTTCACGGAAAAGAGGCATACGGCTATCGCTCTCCCGCATGAAGTTGTTGTCCACGGACTCCATCTGAGCCTGATTTTTGCCTGCGTAATATGCGTTACGCTGCTTCATCAGTTCTTCCGGTGCCTTGCACAGCAACAGACCTGCGACCTCGATGTTGTCTTTGAAACGGCTGTCAGGGTCGATCATCATGCGGAACTTCGGCTGTTCCTCGATCCGGACCGGTTCCCAACCTTCCCTCGTCTTAGACGAGATGTTGCGGGCATCGTTCTGGCCGAGAGAGGAGACGCGCACCCAACGGTACACGTAACCCGGCAGCTTATCCGGTTCTGGCAACGTCGAGGCAGGCTGCCAGACCTTAGGGCGTTCCGCCTGTTCGCGCGTTTTGCGGGGGGTACGGGAAGCCAGAGCTTCGTCGATGTCCTCCATAAGTCCACGTTCAGTCATCTTAGTTCTCCATCTTCATAAGTTCACGAGCATACTGCTCGGGAGTGAGACCCAGTTTACGCGCAATTGCGATCTGGGACTGCTTGAGCACGATCTTTTTGGGGGACCTGCTACGAGAAGCGGGAGCGACAACTGGGGCGGCGGGCTTGGTTTCGCGCGAAGGGGCCGCTTCATCCCCGAAGTAATCGGGGAAACGACGACGCATCGTTTTGTCGATGTTCGTCCAGTATTCGTCGGTGCCCGCATACTGCGGACCACGTTCGTTAATGAGCTTCTGGTGAAGCCCAAGAGCCGATGCAGTCATCTCCGGGTCCGTACCGTACCACTGATTGCGCTCTTGCCACGCAACAGTCTTCTGATCCAACTGCGGAGCCTGAACCGGCTGTACAGGAGTTTCTACCGGAGTTTCTTGAGCTTGTAAAGTAGGCCGATACGCGTTGAGCTGCTGGAGCTTGTACTGGGCTTCAGTGAGCTTCTCCTGAGCCTCAACGAGCTTGTCCGCATCGCCCGACTCATAGGCT